GCCGGAATGCGGCATGAACATGACGCCGTTCCATTTGAAAGCCTGCTGGCCCTGCAGCCACGGGTATAGATCGCCCGTGTAATCTCCGCTGCCGACTTCGACAATGTTTTTGAATTCTTCCCATGCATGACTGGAAAGAACCCCGAAACGTTGACCGTCGTCAGGCACATCGGCATCGTTCAGCATTTCGATTGCTTGCGACAGCAAAGGAAGCGTGAGGCCGGTCGAATAGTTTCCGACGAATTTTGTCGTGGTAGCCAAGGCATTGATGATGAGTTCATCGGTCTTGCGGCCGAGCGCGTAGGCGCCGGCGTTGGACAGAACTTCTTTTTCATCGATGTTTGTTTTCAGCTCGTCGAGCTTATCGACCATCTCGCCGGCGTAGTAATCGGCGAGGAGGCATTCAACCGGAGTGTGGTTGACGTTCATTTGCGGCACTTGGCCGTTTCGTGTTTTCTGAGCTGCGGTTCCCTTGCCAACTTTCTGGAAGGTTGTGGACTCGCCGACGATATTGTTTTTCGTGCGGACGGTGTTCCGTAGCTTGGAACCTTGACGTTGATAGGCGACGTGTACTTCGCGTTCATACTGCTTGATAAACGCATTATCGATGGAAGTGCTCATGATGAAGCTCCATGTTAGGGTTTCGGTTTTGACTGCTTATGTCGGGCCGAGTGCCTTGCTTGGAGCCGGTCTGCATCTTCCCACCGTTTAAGGCGGAAGACCCGAGTGCGGCATAGCGCGGGTCTGTCCCTGGACGTGACGCCGCCCTGGTAGCGGAAAGGTTTTCAGACCCTTTCAAACTGTCCGGTCCAGCTTTAATGGCTGGAGGGCGGAATGGTGGGGGAACGGCGATTGCCTTTAAGCAAATGTTCCCCCACCATCAATGCGAACACGGCAAATTCTTTGTGTCAACCAGCCCCGTTAGTTCCATAAAGCTCAGCAAACATTTCCGTGGTTTTATCGTAGAATTCCTGGCTGAATTGCTTTCCTCCGCGGCGATAACGAGGGTCGGCAACACGGTCATTAAGCATGGCTTCAGTGATTTTACCTTCACCGCTGCCGCCTTCCAGGTTGAACGGGATGGGTTTTTCGCCCATCAGCGGCCGCAATTCATTCAAAGCTTGCAGGCCGTCGCTATGGAACGTCAGCAGCTGCAACTCTTTCATGGTTGCTTCGCTGATTTTTCCGCTGCCCTGCAGACCTTTGAGGAATGTATTGGTGGCATCGACGACAGGCTTGGCCTTATCGGCACCGCCAAGGGCTTTGTATTCAAAGTCCGCCGACGGTTCTTCGCCGCCGTCGCCGTCACCTGGAGGCTTCCCGGCCGCCACTGCTGCCGCGACGTGCTTGTAAAACTCAACCGCCAGCGTTTGAGCTTTTTCAGGCGCAATCCCGAGCTGGTGAAATGTGCCGCGCATGCCCTCGAAAATCGCATCCTTTCCGTCTTCGCCCGGCTTTAACGCAACCGAAGCGATTTCTTCAGGCAGTTCGATTTTATAATCATCCAACTTTTCAGGGACGCCGTTTTTGCCGGCCAATTCAGAACGCGCGCCCATATAGGCTTTGTTCAAACGGTCGATGGTTTCCTGATCGTTGGCACCCAGGAAATGATCCGGCATATCTTTTGGCCTGTAGATGCTTGGCTTCTGATCGTCACCGCCAGGATTTCCGCCGTCGGCGGCGGCATCTGGTTTTTTGCCTTGAGCGTTCGGATCAAGTCCATCGCCTCCAGCTGGTTTATCGCCGGGTTTTTCGCCAGCAGTTTTTTTAGGTTGGTCACTCATTTTAGCCTCCAGTTAGGGTTGAGATTGATTACTTTTTTCCGCGCTTTTTAGATCCCGCGGGCGGCAAGTTTTGGCCGTCATGGATCATTTTCAGGATGTAGGTTGCCAGGCCGTTCTGCCCCATGCGCTCCAGGCCGTAGGCCGTTTGCTGTTCGAGCGTGAGAGTGCTGCCGGGTTTATATGGCGAACGGCGCAGGGTCTGATCGAGAATATCCTCCAGCACCTTGGCGCCACCCGGATGCGCGGCCAGCTGCGCATAACTCCGCAGCAAATCTTGCTTCGCCTTTGCACGTGCCGTTTCCATGTCGGCGCCGGCGGGCGTTTTGTTTAAAGCCTCCCATCCAGGACCACCGATGCGCTTCATGATGTCATCCATAGCAGGATGTGCCGGCAAAAATCCGGCATCAGTATTTTGACCTGTATTCATAGTTTTTCTCCTCGTTTGGTTGTATTAAGCCGCCTGCGCCGGCATTGACGCCGTGGCTTGCTGGCTTTGTTGCGCCGCCACGATTGTGGCGACATTCTTCTGCAGCTCGGCCTGTTCGGATTTCGTCCGCAACAGTTCGTTAGGAACGCCCATCTTCTCGGCCGCCCACATCAGAATTGCTTCAATTTTACCGACGAGCATTGCCGCCTGGGGTCCGCCCAGGGAAATGCAGAGTTGATACCATTGGATAACGGTTTCGATTTCAGCATGCTGCGCAGCACGCGCGAGAGGAGCGTTGATTTGCACCTTCAGCGTAAACTGGTCGATTTTTAAATTCGGTATAAGACCGCGCTTAGCCAGGATTTCCAGTCGCCGGCGAACATACTGCGTCGTGTCGGCCTGCAGACGGCCGGTGCCGCCACCGATATCGGAGGTCAACTCTTTCACGCGCTGAATTATTTCCGTTGCGCTTGCCGGCGTCGCGCGATCCGGCGGCAAAGAATTATCGAATAAATGCTTTTTAATCGTTGTCTGCATTTTATCGAGCATGATTTGCCCGACATCGAATTCACGGTTGGTGCCCAATGGCGCCAGCGACGCCCCGAGCGATCCGCCCGTTGCCTGAACGGGGATGATCCCGCCCGGCGTTATCAAGACATTGTCGGGATTTAAAACACCGTCGTCGCGGGCGAGATACATACCAGCGAGAGCCAGCGACGCATTCTTCAAAATCATTTCCATGATTTTATTGGCGGTGCGGATATCGGCGAGCGCGAGGATGACAGGGCCGGGACCGTACGGAATGCCCGGCAGTTTCATCCAGCGCCAGATTGTCCAGGGACAAATCTCATAGGTTCGCTCGACGATACGCACAGGCTCGGCATCGTTTTGACAGATCAGGACATCGTAATACCAAGCGACATTGCTTTTTGCGCCGCCTTCGTAGGTTGTCTCCAGCACCTCGATTTCAGGGTCTTTATCTTTTCCTTTTTGGTTAGTTAAATTCTCCGGGATTTTTGCATCATCCCAAATCTCCGTGATCTTGTTCAGCTTTATTTTTCTTCTGCGGAAAATACCCGAGATGCGGCCTTTGGCGTTTTCATCGATTGCGACCTCGGCCTGGCTGACAGCTTGTTCGATGATCGGCTCCAGATCATCCGTTGCATCTTCGAGTGCAAGCGCGACACCCATACCGCCGACCAGCATATCGATAAATGCTTCGTAGCGTACATTCACGGCATTGCCGCTGTTGATGACCATGTTGCCGATTTTTGCAACGCCATCGAGCTTTGGCCGCAGCTGCTCTAAATCTTCTTTGCTGTACTGAAGCTCCAGCAAGGGACCGGGCTTGACGTCGATCCAGTTCTGATCCGGCGGCGTTAAATCCATCAGGATGCGGTTCGCCAATTTGATCGTCGAAATCGGAGCAGTGCTGTCGAATTGGCGATCCATCGGCCGTGGGGCCTTGTCGTTTCCCGAATATGGATTGCGGCCGGCCATCGCCATTTCATAGGCATCGATGAGGATCGTACGCCATTGATCGCGCAGCAACCAAGCTGCATCGGAACGTTTTTTTAATTCTCTGGGTTGCAGCTGCGGCATGGCTTATGCTCCTAATGTTGATTTTAAACCGGGACCGGAAAAAGAAAGCGAAGTGCTGCCTCGCCGGCGCGCGGCGATCGCACGACGTTGTGCGGCGAGATTGCCGGACAACTTTTCCTCCTGCTCATCGGTCTGCAGCTGCAGGCGTTGCTGTGCAGATTTTTGTTGTTCTATCAGTTCAGCCTGGCGCTTTTGCGCTGCAGCCGTGGCAGGGTCTTCTTTCGGCTTACTCGGTTTCGACAATAATGATTTTGCCGAGCTTGCCGCGCTCGCAACGGACGCCACTAATGCTACTGTCTGTGCCATTTTAATTTCCTTCCCAAAGATAAATATCCAAGTCACTGTTCCGCGCACTCAAACTTTTCACAGGTCCATGCTCGAACCTGAAACCTAATTCTTCAGCCCATTTTTTCGCGTCATCGCGCGAGCTTTCAATCATCATGTGCAGCCGATGCAATTTCAGAGCGACAACTGCGGCCGCGCAAAGTCCTCTTTGCTGATCGCGGATCACCGGCGCTTTTCTCTCGAAACCTTCGCCCGTCACCATCCACATTTCGCCGACACCGTGAGCATGCACGACACCGCACAGCGCAACGGGTTTATCGAGACTTGGCAGCGCCATTACCGGGAAAAATAAAATCTGTTGCTCCAGCTGCAGACGCACACTGTCGATTTCAAAGAACCAGGCGTCGCAAGGGCGTGGCTTGAAGTTGCGGAAAATTTCCAGAGAGCGATCGTTCATCATAACCGCACCTCCACTTTTGCCGTGCGCATCCTGCTACCCATTCCCCCTTGCCGGCGTTGCTCCCGTCCCACCACCTCCTCGAAGCCGCCATTATCCAGGGCGCCGTATTGGACGCTGTCATGCACATCGGAAACTGGGAATTTTTTTTCAGGACTTTCGTCGTACTGTGCCGATCCTGAAATTCTTTTCTTCTTGAAGCGGAAATCCGAATTGAAACCCTTGCGCAGAATGCGGCAGGTGGTCGAGATCAAAAGCCCAGGGCGGGCATCGCCGACCGTCGCCCGGAGATAAAACCGCACGGCGCTCTGACGTTTTTCAGGATCGTTTGTCGGCGCAAGCCTGACACGCTGCGTGCCTCTCCAATTCATTAGCCGGTTGACGCAATCGACCCAGCTCTCGGCATCGTTGGCATCGCGTGCGGCCGCAGAGGGATCGCACAACCCGCCCAACACCCGGCAGCCCCTATATTTTTCCGTGCCGATCAGCCGCTTTAAAGCATCCGTCAGGCCCACAGCCCCGCCCTCGGAATACAACTCATCCAGGATGC